ACTGGACTGGAAGACCGATTGCGCGTACCTCAAGCAACAAGGCTATCCCTGGGCACACCCAGTACAAGGACACGGCTACAGCCCTAGACAAGTGGATTGCCGGGGCTATCAACCTGATCACAGGCGGAAACGAGTATGTCGCCGGTGTCATGAGCCCGACACCAGACCAGGTCGATTACCTGATTGGCCAAGTGACTGGCGGCGTTGGGCGTGAGTTGTCCAAGGTGGAGCAAACGGTGAAAGCAGTGGTGACCGGCGAGGAATTACCAACCTTCAAAGTACCTTTGGCCGGGAGATTCTTTGGCAATGCTGATAGCCAGGCCAGTCAGGCTGGTGCGTTCTACGACAACGTGAACAAGCTCAATGAGATTGAGACCGAGGTCAAGGGGATGCGCAAGGATGGCAAGATAGCAGAAGCCGTAGCGTTAATCCGAAGCCAACCAAACGCCTACATGATCAAGCGTGCCAATGTGGCCGAGCGCCAGGTGCAGCGCTTGCGCAGGGAGAAGCGGGAGTTGCTGAAGAAGGGCGTCGATCGTTCAGTGATCAAAGCCAAGGAACACCAGATTACAGAGACTATGAAGCGCCTGAACGATGCACTCAGAGAAAAGGGCTGACCAAGACAGACACAAGCATCATTCCCCACACAAAGACAAGTGTGATCTGAATTGCCTCTTGCGGCGCGATTGCAAGGAAGGCAAAGAAGCCTATCGCAAGAAGGTTGAGAAATATGACGCCAAGCATGGGCGGATGCTACACCGCCCATGAAGCAAACGCAATTAAGCAACTTGAGAAAACTGTGAATCGTTTTGAGACAAATCAATACCTAGCATCAAGGCCAACTTGGCAATACCGCGTGGCGTGATCTTTGCTTGCGACGACGTCCACTGAGTTCCATCGTCTTTTTCGCCAGTGGTGGTCTTGTGCTCCATGTACCCCTGGCGCAAGATTGTTGCGTGCGCCATCCACCGCTGCCCAGTTGCCATGCGGTAAGTCCAGCTCTTGCTGTGCAGGAATTGGAGAAACTCCTTTTCTTTGATCTGGAGAACCTTGGCTGCTTCGCGCAAGCTGAACGACCCGTCGCTGATGGCAATGCGATTGAGAGCTTCGACCTTTGGAGCCTGTGCATCAACAATAGCTTTCTGCTCAACCACCTTGTTTTCCAGGGTGATGACTTTTTCTGTGTACTCCAACAAAGCCATGCGAAGAGCAGATGGATCAGAAAGAATAGCCATATTGTCTTGAGCCACTGGTTTTGCCAAAGCTTTGCGCTCGCAAGCCAAAAAGTAGTCTCGCACCTCAAAAGCCTTATCGCCGCCGGACATCATGGCGATTTGCTTGGCTGCGTCGGTTGTCAGATGGTATTCAATGCGGACTTGCCCTGTATTTGAAAGCTCGCCTTTTTGGGCGACCTTTAAAAAGTCCCTATTTTCCTCTAGCCGGGCACGCGCTATCTGTGCCTTTATCCAATTCGCCGTAAAACCCTCACGTTCAGGTGGGGGATATAAGGCGATGATGTTTGGTTTTAATTCCCCCGGATTCGAGGGAATTAAAGAGGTCGGTCTTGCTGTTCGACATATTGCTTGATGACAGACAGCGGTGCGCCACCGCACGAGGCTGCAAAGTAGCTCGGACTCCAAAGCACGTCCTTGTAGTACCGATTCGCAATTAACGGCATCCGCTGCCTGAGCATTCGACTGGAAACACCTTTGAGGCTGTTGACCAGCTTGGATAGTTGTACCTGCGGTGGGTAATTGATCAGCAAATGAACGTGATTGTCTTCGCCCTCAAACGCCGCTAACTCCACACTGAAGTCATCACAGACCTTTTGCATCACGTCTTTCAGAACATCCAACGACTCGGATGTAAATACGCGTTTGCGGTACTTGGTCACAAAGACCAAGTGTGCATGAATAGCAAAAACGCAATGTCTGCCTGTTCTAATTTCATTTTCTGTTGTCATAGACCAAATTGTATCGTATAATCATTCAACATGAAAAAAGCCAGTCACTCAAAATCTGCCAAGCGTCAAGCAGCGCTGGGTGTTGTGACTCGCGTACTGCATTTGCGCATCAAAGATAAGCACGCAAAGCACCTGCTTGAACAATCAAAAGAAGTTAATCAGGTTTGGAACTACTCGCAAGATTTGGCGTTAAAAGTTTTTGAACGTGAACATCGGTTCATATCAGCTTTTGACATTGCCGAATACACCAAGGGTGCAACTAAAGAAGGTTTGAGTTTGCATTCTCAAACCGTTCAGGCTGTATCTGAAGAATATGTGTTGCGGCGCAAACAATTCAAAAAGGCAAAGCTGCGTTGGCGTGTTTCCCATGGTTCGCGCCGGTCACTGGGCTGGATTCCGGTCAAGGCTGTGGCGTTGGGCTATCGCAATGGTCAGGTTCTCTACCAGGGCAATCCTATATCGCTTTGGGATAGTTTTGGCCTTGCTGATTTTGAGTTGCGTTCAGGCTCGTTCAGTGAAGATTCACGCGGGCGTTGGTATCTCAATGTCTCTGTGGATGTTAAAAAACCTGAACCATCGCAAGGTAAAACCAGTATTGGTATTGATCTTGGGTTGAAGGATTTCGCAACGGTATCAGATGGTCAACAAGTCGAGGCACAACGGTTCTATCGTGATTTGGAGCCTGCCTTGGCGGTATCTCAACGCGCAGGGCATCAGCAGCGCACGAAAGCTATTCACGCCAAAATAGCAAATCGCAGGAAAGATCACCTGCACAAGTTAAGCACCCAGCTTGTTAAAGAAAATGGGGCAATTTTCGTTGGTAATGTAAATGCATCCGGTCTGGCTAAAACCAATATGGCAAAGTCCGTATTGGATGCTGGCTGGTCAGCGTTTCGGACTATGTTGCAGTACAAGGGCGATAACGCCGGTTGCATAGTTAAAGAAATCAACGAATCCTATTCAACGCAGGAATGCTCTTGCTGCCATGCTCGTACCGGCCCCAAAGGGCTGGATGGCTTGGCAGTGCGTCAGTGGACGTGTAGCGTCTGTGGTGCAGAGCATGACCGGGATGTCAATGCAGCCAAAAACATTTTGGCTCGTGGACTGCTTGAGTTGGAGAAGGAATTTGCCATTGCAGGGGAGGCGAAAGCCGTTGAAGCTGCAATGAATAAGAGTCCGCAAGGATTCGGGGTCGGGCATGACCCTCTGGTAGCAGGAATCATCGCGCCTTCAGGCCGGTGAGGATGTCAATTTAGGGAAATTGTGGTTGTGGATTGTATGCTTTTTTAGTTTGCTAAAGAGCAACAATTATTGCATAAAATAAACATCAAAGCAAACCAACCAAAACAAGGCAATGGATATGGATTGGGGAAATTCCTGGGGAAAAATAGGCGTATTCAAGCGTACAGCAAACAACACCACGCCAATGAAAGTTTGCTAAACGGTTGACACAAAAGGCAACAAAAATTAGTTCGAGTCCAATCGCGCTTACCATCTTTCTCCTATGAGAAATGATGGTTTTAAAATCTCAGGGAAACTTTGGGGAAGTTTTGTAAGATCAGGCAACCCGGCACAGGTTGTCGGGTGTTTGCCTTCATATTTACGATTGTTTTGCTAGATGGTTTGCAGCAGCGCCGCTTCCATCTTGGCTTTCTCGCGCCCGCGGTCGGCGCCGTCAATCCACTTCGAGTAGATTGTGAACAACATCTTTGCGTTGGCATGCCCCATCTGGCGGCTGACATAGGCCGGGTTGACGCCGTTGGACAGCGCGTTGGTGGCGTAGGTATGCCGACAGTGGTACGCGCGCCTGTAGCGGGTTTTGGTGGCTTTGAGGGCTGGTTTCCAGTAGTGGTCTCTTTGGCTGCGCTCATCGTGCCACGGTTTCCCGGTGACCGGGTTCTGAAAGATGTATTCAGAATTGCCGGTATATCGGCTCATGTACTTCACTGCATCCAGCGCCCGGCTGACCAGGTCGACGTCGCGCGTTTGATACGTTTTGAGTGTGGTGTATTCGCCAGCTGAGCGCGCACGCTGAACCCGGATTGAACCGTCGCGCTCATCAAGGTCTGCCCACTTCAGGGCTATGATCTCTTCTGGCCGCATGCCGGTCATGAAGGCGAACTCAAAGTATGCCCATACCCGGTCGTCGATGTTGTGCTCCATCCATTTAAGCACAGCATCCATCTCCTGGCGCGTCAACGGGTCTGGCGGGGATTTTTGAAACTTGCTGTTCTCAACACCTTCCATCGGGTTGTCGATCTTGAGGTCGCGCCTGGCCAGCTTGAATACGCCCCTGAGTGTGATCAGGTAGTTGTTGAGCAGCTTGGATGATGCCCATGGCGTGCTGCCAACCTTGGATGCTATTTGGGTGTGAGTGATTTTTGAGATGGGCGTGTCGTTGCCAAACATCTCTTTCCAAATCTTGAGTGCGTTGCCGTACTGTGTGATTGACTTTGTCGCAAGACGGCCTTTGGTTTTAAGCCACTCGTCGCAGCACTCACCAAAGGTTTTGATGGTGCCTTCTTGTGTCTTTGCCCGTGGGCTGTCCGGGAAAAAATCAGCGTAAACAAAGTCGCCGCCTTTGATGGCCTGGCGGATTTGCGCCACCAGCTTGCCAGCCTTTTTTGCGTTGGCCGGAGTGGGTGGCCAGTCGAGCGTTTCGCGCACCCATTCGCTGTCCCAAGAAAATCCAATACGGATGGACTTGTCGCGCAGTTCTACCCCTTTCCCATGATCCATTTTTCTACCCCTTCGAGGTCAATGTAAATTCGGCCGTCAGGGCCTTTGCGGTACTGGCGGTTGAGCACCCATACGCATTTATGGATTTTGCTCTGGATGGCGCGGCGACTCAAGCCAATGGACTTGGACGCCATCTCGATGGTAACGAAGCGTGGCATCGTTAAACTCCGGTC